CTCATGAAAAGGATATTAATGTTAAGCAGTCTACTGGTCAGCAATTTGATTTTCAGCCAATCAAGCTACCCGCTGAAGACGGTAATCAAAGGTGACTCTGTAGTTATCTTGACTGTTAAACAGGCAGATGACATTAATAATATTTTTGAAAGTCAAAAGGCTAAGATTGCAGCACTTAAATTAGATATTGCAGTAAGAGATAGTTTACTTGCAGTAAAAGAAATACAATTAATTGATAAGACACAAGTTATAGACAACTTTGTTTTTGATACAGTAATAGCAAAAAGGCTAGACATTATAGAACATTGGCTATTAGACGCAGGTATTAATTCTACTTGGATCTATTATTCATGGAAAGATACATTACTATATGCTGTAGATTTAAGTCAGTATAAAGTAAGAAAAGATGATTATACTGGAGATCTAATATTTTTTAGATGTGAAGATATAATTATACCGTATGAAGATCAGGATGAACCACCAAAGGGTTGGGAAACTGATATTGTAAAACCAAGGAGACCTAGAGTAACTCAGGTTCCTTTAAAAATGTAATTATGAAAAAGTTTTTTAGAGAGTTAATCTCAGATGATAATAGTATTAATGAGCAAGCATTTGTAGGAGTAATATCATTTTTTGCAATGGTATTTGTACTATTAATAGATGTAATTACAGGTATTATTGGTAATGAACTTATTATAAAAGAATTTATCTTTGATGGATTTATGTTACTTACCTTAGGTGCATTTGGTATTACAACTGCAGGAAGAATACTTAAACTTAAGAAAAAAGCAGAAAAAGATGAAAATAACTAAAACAGGAAAAGCAGGGATTGAAATGATTAAAACATTTGAAGGGTTTAGATCAGCTCCTTATAAATGTTCCGCAGGTGTCCCTACAATTGGATATGGAGCTACTTTTTACCCAGGTGGTAAAAAAGTAACAATGGCAGACCCAGCTATAACAGAAGAAAAAGCTGTTGAACTCTTAGCAAATATGCTTGTAAGCTTTGAGAAATATGTAGATAGCTACTGTAGAGATGACATTAATCAGAATCAGTTTGATGCATTAGTATCATTTGCATATAACTTAGGACCAGCAAACTTGAAGTCTTCTACTTTATTAAAGAAAGTAAATGCAAATCCAGAAGATGAAACTATAGCTGCTGAGTTCATGAAATGGGTGAAGGCCGGCGGTAAAACATTAAAAGGTCTTGTAAGAAGAAGAGAAGCAGAATCACAATTATATTTTAAAAAATAGAAATCATGCAATTAAGTAAGAATTTAGCATTGGCTGAAGTAATAAGATCAGAAACAGCCAAAAGAAAAGGAATTAGTAATATGCCTACACCAGAGCATATTGAAAATTTTAAATTATTGGCTGAGAAAGTTTTTCAACCAATCCGTGACCATTTTGGTGCACCTATACGTATTAGTTCAGGATATCGCTCTGCTGCCCTTAATAAGGCTATTGGAGGCGCAGGCAAAACAGTCAATGGTGTTTATATTCCATCCTCACAACATTGCACTGGAGAAGCAATTGATATTGACATGGATGGCACATCAATAACAAATGCAGCTATCTTTAACTTTATTAAAGATAACTTAGAATTTGACCAGTTAATTTGGGAATTTGGAACAGATACAAATCCAGATTGGGTTCATGTATCTTATGAATCTACAGGTAAGCAACGTAAACAAATTCTTAAAGCTAAGAAATCTGGTGGTAAAACCACATATGTACCATACAAATAACCAACTATGAAATTTAGAAATGGCTGGAATACTTACAGCAAACAATGGGATAAATTAAATATCAAGTTAAGAATTTCTTTTATTGATATATTAGCAATTGAAGTAGATGTCTCAAGAGACTTTTATTTAATAACAATATTAAACTTAACTCTTAAAAACAGGTAATCATGATAAATAGTAAAAATCAAATGATCAGATCCATGAAGAGCTATGAAGTAGGTGGTACTTCAGATGACTCTTGTATGGAAACAGTAATGGTTGATGGTAAACCAAAAAGAAGAAGAAAAAAGAAATGCGGTGCAGGTAAAACAAAGAGAGTCTATTCAGCTGGAGAAATTGGAAAGACTGCTGCTAAAGTAGCCGCTGGAACAGCAGCCTTGATAGGTGGTCTAAAACTTGATAAAAAGTACGGTCTTGTTGATAAAGCTAAAAAAGCATTAGGTATGAAGAAAGGTGGAACTGTAAAAAGAACTGCTAAGAAAAAGTAATATTACTTAAACTACTATGATCCAGGTACTTTCTGTGCCTGGATTTTTTTATTTAAACAATATACATTTAAACTTATTTTGTATATTTGTTGTAAACCAATAAATAATTTATTATGGAAAACCAACAAGAAAGAGAGTTTACAGCAGAAGAACTTGCTGCTCAAAAAGAACAAATGCTTCAATTCTACACTGAATCATTACCCTATTTAGAAGCACAACTTAAGTATGAAGATGTACTTATGAAAATTGATGAGGTTAGATTTAAAAGAACCAGTATTCAGATGCAATATGCAATGATGGCCCAAGCTCAACAAGAATCAGAACTAGATCTAGATGACGAACTAGAAGAAAAAAATTCTGATAATGATATTAACAAAGAACCTAATATACCTGAGCAAGGTAAGAGAAAGCTTAGAAAAGGATAATCATGGCTATAGTTAATCAAGTACAGAAAAGAGTAAGGATGCCTAAATGGGATCTGGTTAAATATCAGATCTTAACTCATTGCTATATTCATAAACTTTCTTTAAGTGAATCTGACTTGAATTGTTTAACATTACTGAGTTTTAATCAACCAATAGAATTAACAGATTTTTGTTATGATGCTTCTTCAGAAGAAGGTTGGATTTTTAAATCACCTCAAACTGTAAGAAATTCTATTAATAAAGCAGAAAAAACAGGACTTGTAATAAGAGATGAAGCTAATAAAAAAACTATAATGTTAAGTCCAAGCATAAAGGTACAAACAGAAGGTGTTATTTTATTAGATTTTAAATTTGTTAGCATTGAGCAACAAGAGACATAATATATGAATCCAAAGAAGTCTAGTACATTATATAAAGAAGTTTCAGAAGAACTAAATGTTTCAGAATCTCTTGTAGGTGATATTATAGAATTTTATTATAAAGATCTTAGAACTCAATTAAGTAATCTTAAATATCCAAGAATAAATGTAGAAGGTTTAGGTCAGTTTGTTGTAAAAGAAAAACTTGCTGAAGTTTACATATCAAAATTGAGCAAGATGCTTCCTACACATGATGTATCAACTTTTAGAGCATATCATAATAAAAAAGCTATGGAAGAAAAGCTGCAATTATTAAATGATGTTGCTATAAAGATTCAAGAAGAAAGAATAAGAAAAGAAGAATTTATTAAAAACAAAAACAATGAAAGCAGCACTTAGAGCAATTTGGGAGAACAAAAGTAAGATCCTTGAAGGCATTAAAAACTCAGTAATTAGAGATGAGTTTGTAGAAGATGTGGCCCGCATGAGATTTGATGTTTGTGATGAATGCCCTAGTAAAGGAAAGAAATGTGCAGTAAAGGGTACAGCACCATGTTGTAATGAATGTGGTTGCTCATTAGCTTTTAAGACCAGATCTCTTTCTTCAGATTGTCCTCTTGGTAAGTGGCAAGCAATTGCTACAGAAGAAGAAGAAGATAAACTAGATGCATTATGAGCATAGTATTTAACGCAGATGATCACAGTTATGTTAGTGTAGATCCAAATGATCAGATCAAATGGACTAGTGTAACTACCTTGATATCTAGTTTGAAGAAACCTTTTGATGCAAAAGCAGTGGCAGCAAAAGTATCTAAGAACAAGAAATCAAAGTGGTATGATATTTCTCAAAAAACCATATTAGAAATATGGGAAAATGAAGCTAATAGGGCTACCACACTTGGTACATTTTATCATAATCAAAGAGAATCTGACTTATGCTCATTAGCATCTATTGAAAGAGAGGGTGTGACAGTTCCGGTATTTAAACCTTATGAAGGAGAAAATGGTTTAAAAATTGCACCTTTACAGAAATTAGATCCAGGCGTGTACCCTGAACATATGGTTTATCTCAAGTCAGCAGGCTTGTGTGGCCAATCAGATTTAGTTGAAGTAGTCAATGGTAGAGTTAATATCATTGACTACAAAACTAATAAAGAGATTAAAACAGAATCATACAAGAACTGGGAAGGGATGACAGAGAAAATGCTTGACCCAGTACAGCATTTAGATGATTGTAACTTTAACCACTATGCTTTACAGCTCAGTGTTTATATGTATATTATATTAAAGCATAACCCTAAGTTACAACCGGGTAAGATATTTATTCATCATATTACTTTTGAAACAGATGGTGAAGATCAGTATGGTTATCCTATTGCTAAGTTAGATGTAAATGGTGAACCTATTGTAAAAGAAGTTATTCCAATGCCTGTGCCTTATCTATATGATGAGGTTATTGCAATAATTAACTTTATGAAAGACCATCCACACTTAATTAAAAAGAAATGATTATAAGATTATTTGATGTTCAGAATGGTAAAGTAATTCCTACGGAACATTGTTATACACTTAAGGCACT